CAATGTCAGCAGGAACACTTGCGAAATATGTCCTCTGGAACTTGCCAACTATCAAAGCCAGTATAGCAGACTACGTAAAAAAATTTAAGTTAAAATTAAAAAAATAATATAAAGAGATAGAGATATAAGATACTATTAATGGGACAAGTATATATGATACAAGTTGCTGATGAAGTGTATTACGGTTCAACAAATCAAAAATACTTATCTAAAAGACAGGCAAGACATAATTGGAATTTAAGAAATAAAAAAAACCAATTGCTATATAAAAAATGTATTGATGTTGGAATTGAAAGAATTAAATGTATCAAACTTTACGAAGGTGATGATTATTTACAAGTTGAAAATCAATATATCATTGACAATGAATGTATTAACGAGCGTCACGTTTTTCAATCAATTGAAAGTAGAAAGGAGACTGCCAGAAAATACCGCCAAAGCGAAAAAGGGAAAATCGCACAAGCAAGGGCAATGAAAAGATACAGAGAACGCCAAGCAGAAAATTTAAATTTAAACTAATTAAATAATATAGACAAAGTTTTTTTCTATATTAATTATAGATGAACACAGATTTTGATTTGGACATTTTACCAGTAAAAGAAGATGGCACTGAACAAAAATTGCCAAGAGCTCTCCATCCCCATTTACCGAACATTGCGAATGGTCAAGTTGGAATACTTATTTCACCAGTTAAAACAGGTAAATCCACAATTATTTCAAACTTACTTTTAAACGAGAACTTTTATAAAGACTGTTTTGATATGGTATATATTATTTCAAATACTATTAATAATGATAGAACCTCACGATTTTTAAAAGAAGAGTTCCCAGAGACCATATTTGACGATTTAGGACGCATTGATGAAATTATTCAGAACATCATAGATTATCAAGATAGTTTCCCACGTGGCGAAAAGCCATTCATTGCTGTCATATTAGATGACTTTCTCGGCATTAAGAAATCAAGTAAAATCAATTATTTGGCTACACGAGCACGGCATTATAATATTGGTTTGTTATTATTTGCTTCGCAACTTTTCAGAGGTCTTGAAACAACAATCAGGCAAAACGCAACATTCGCCATTATTGGCTCACCAAATCCTAATGAAAAGGAAATTTTAAAGATGTCTGAAGAGTTTGGCGACCGTTACGGAGGACAACAAAATTTCTTAAAACTTTACAAGGAGGCATCAAAGAAAAAATACGGATTTTTATACCTTGACCTTCAAAGCAACCCATCAAAGGCATACTCAACATTCAACACGCTCATTTATGAAAATAATACCGATACGGAAGGCGATGGCTGGATAAAGGGTATTGATAAGGAGGAATGAGGACAAAATTGGCAACATATGGATTGGGAACTCACATACGAAACTGGACACTTTTGGCATTCATTCTTTATAGATAATATTGCCAAAACTGTCCAGATTTATTCCCATTTTTTTCTCTCAACATAAACAATAAATTTCTATAATTAAATTAATATAGAAAAAATAAAAATCTATAACAATATATATAATGGATTTAGATTTACCTAAACTTGACATTGTTGAAGACATTGAAGAGATAATGGAAGATGATGAAACTGAAGCAGAGCCAGAACCTCAAGAGATAATTTCACCAGAAGAGCATATGGAAGCATTAAAAATTGAAGAAGAAAAACGACAACCATTTGTTAAAAAGGAGGTAAAGAAAAAAAGGGAATTAAGCGAAAAGCAAAAGGCACATCTTGAAAAGATACGAGGGATGGCATTGGAAAAACGCAAGGCAAAAGCGGCAGCAAAAAAAGCAGCCGTTGATAAAGTTGTATCTGAAGTGAAAGAGCAACATAAGCCTAAATATTATAAACCTAAACCAAAGAAGACAGCAGAGGAGAAAGCATTAGAGAGAGAGGCTAAAAAAAAGTATAAAAAACAAACAATGGAAGTCCAAGAAAATAACATAAAAACAGAGGTTGAAGAAACAACACCAAAAGATTTTGTCCCATCTCATAAAGAGAAGCAGAGAGAAAAGAAAGAACAGGAAGCATTAACGCAACAGCAAAGTTTCGTAAATTTTATGGGAAATATGGAAATGTATTTAAAAATGCGAGACGCTCACGCACAGAAAAAATTAGAAAATAATCAGAATGATGTGATGGAAAAAAAGCAACCAGTAAAAAAAGAGGCGAAGCCAAAAGTGTCCAAAAAGCCAGAGCCAGTGCCAAGCATTTTACAAGCAGTGGATGAAAACCCATTTTCAAATTATTTCGGTTAATCTTTTTAATTAAAGTTTTGATTTTAAAAAGATTTATTTTATATTTACTATATAAAAGAGAATGAGTGAAACTATCATCATTGAAAGTAATAGACAAATTGCCTATAAACAGGAAAAAAAGACATTGGCATTTGTTGATGAAAAAAACGCTAATGTAGATTTACCAAATAATAAATGGCAAACACGTCTGGAAAATGGTGTCCAAATAAATGTTGGAGACCAAATACAAGTGGAGGCTGTAATGGTAAATACACGTGGCAGTCCAGAGGAGACTATAGAATTTACAGGGGCGTCTGGAGTTCAGGATGCGACTGATGTTATTGATAATAAAGTAACATTGAGAGTAAATAAATACATTACCAATCGTCAGCAATTCAATTGTAATTTGCCTCTTTTTTCTACATCAACGCAAGACCAAAATTCACAGGCTGGTAATTATGGTTATATATCATTCAATGGATTTAATAATTTCAAAGATGCTTTCCCATATCGTGGCATTGAAGGTATGTATGAAGATACATCAACCACATTTGCTGAAGTGGTAGGAGGCGGAGTTTTTACAAGACCACCGGCACCATTAGATGACGCTGACCCAACACGAATGTATCTGGGCACAGATGATTTTATCGGTTATGGTAATGTTATTAATTCACCAGACAGAGGAGAGTGGAATTTCAACACAACAGACATTGACCTTGAGGTGGCAACTGGTTTCAATACCCCAGCAAATATTGGTGAAACATTAACGGCTCAATTACATCAACGTGAAGGCGACCCTATAAAATGGGATGAAAATGAAGTCCCAGCAAGAATAATTGAATTGAGAGGAACAGATGGCAGCGGCACATTCGTTTCAGTTCCATCCGCTGGAATAACCGATAAATCATATCAAACTGTGCCCACATCAACAGGCGATGTTTTCAGAGCACGACAAGAGGGTAATTGGTCAGCAAGTATTGCTGGAGAAGTTCCAGCAGCAGATGAAGGTCAAAATTATTCAGAGGAGGAAGGTAGAGATTTATTTCATCGCAATTTATTGTGTGGCAATCCAAATGAATATCGTAATACTTATGGCTGGGTCGCACCAAGAGTTGGAGCACGTTCGGCAGACACATTGACAGAGGCTAATTTTGAAACAACAGGTTTTTATACAGGCAGCATTAGTATAGATGCGGCAGATGTTGGAAATTGGGGATTGAATGCGGTTATGCTTGACCAGTTAGATTATCAAGGTGTAACAACAAATTTTACATTCAGTAATAATTCATTGCCAACAGGAGCAACTTCAAGATTTAAAGGAACGGCAACAATTCCATCCATAGATTTTTTAAAAGTCCCAGATTTGAATACATTGATTGTAACGAACATTGTTTATAATGAAAATAATGTATCTAACTTATCAATTGCGTGGCACGACAATGAAATCCCAATCAATCATAATGATGTCAGCAAAAACGCAACACCATTGACACCAGACTTGTCAAAACAATTTTTCCAACAATTATATTATGGCAGAGCAGATGATGGCATTAGTTGCGGAGCAGTGGGGACAAAAATAAATTTACCAAATACTAATCGTTATTTATATAATGGCAACCCATCATTAGCATCATACCAGACTATTCAAGGTTTGGATTTCAAATGCTTAATACGTGAATTTGGTCAGGCATCTTGGAATTCACGAAACCATATGAATTTTTGGAGTAGGTATGACACATATTTTGACCAAACAAAACCAAATTCAGTTAATTTTAGTTTTCCATCACAGTCTAATTTTCAACTAACAAATTCAAAAGGTGAATACTATCCTCAAGCAATATCAAAAACATTGAATATAGCAATCATACCAGTCTTTTATAAAGAGGCAAGTCTGCCATCTCCAGCAATGAGAGATGTTCCATTTTGTGCTTTTGTGACGCAAGATATAATTACAGTGGATGATAGAATACCGGCACCTATGGAAGGTGAATTTTTTGGACGTTCGCCATCGTGTTATGATAATCTATTGGCTAAAGTTGTTACGACGCAAAAAACATCATTTGTGTTTGATACAAGTCAAACTCCAGCGGTTCGTGCTTATCCAGAAGGTGATGTTGAAAAAAATACACGCACATATCAGTATATGCCATACTGTATGATTGGAGCAGATAATCCCACAGTTAAATTTGATGACAACTATGGTAGATTTACAATTTCAGGATTACACACTTCAGTGAGAGCAGGTAATGGCATATTTCAGAAGATTTTATCACAGCCAAACACTCAAGCATCCACAGAGAGTATGTGTGCCTTAACAACTGAAAGTGCCATTTGTGGCACGAATGGCGAAACAGGAGAAAAATTAGAATACACAGGCATTGTCCAATCAGTCGTAAATAATCCAATTATATCAGCCCAGTCAGGAATAAGTATTCAAAGTATATTTTTATACTCAAAAAAAGGTGATAGGTTTTCATCGCCAATTGACCCACGCAAACCAATAAATTATTCAAATACTTTATTTGCCAAATTAGGTTTTGAAATTGAGCAATTAATTCCATATGTGGGAAAATCACAATCTAATTTTAATCGTGGCTCTTATAATGCTTATCTTGGAACAAGCCAAACTTTTGTTGATAAATACAATACAATGGTATATCCGCTGACAACAAACGCATATATTTCAGGAGCAGACCAGTTGAGTATGGCAACGAATGCTCGTCAATATCAAATGGAAAATCTTGGTGGTAATGCTCCTAATGACAGCATTTTCATCAATGCTGAAAGCGACAGTTTAGTAGCATTAAATTTGCCCAGTAAATTAGATTATTCATATCTGATAGTATATTCAAACATTGTCCAAAATACACAATTTTATGGTGGTGCGAATGGACAACAAAAAATCCCAGCAATGGCATACGTGTCACGAAACTATTCCACAGGTGATTTCTTTTTTGGTGAGCCGACAACTTGGACTTATGTGGCAGACAAAGAATACATACTCACAGAATTTGATACAAATATTACATTGCCTAATGGTCTTCCAGCCCCCATTGAAAACAATAGTTCAATCATTTATAAGATTATAAAACCCAAAATTTTGCCTCCACCATTGGAAGCATTTGAACCCAAGAAAAAATAAGCGGACAGTTTTGGCATTCATATCTATTAAGTAATGTTGCCAAAAGTGTCCAGTTAAGAATGTTTTTTCAATAACTTTTCATACAAACCATTTCTCTCATCATCCTCAATTTTTTTTGCTGTAATAAATCTTGGAGTATTTTCTGATACAAACCTTTTCCCATCCCTTTCCAATTGTTTCATTATTTCCAAACGTTTATCAATGACATCTTGAAGTGTGTATTCTCTTTTTGGAAAGTATTTTGAATAAAACGCATCAGGTTTATAAACAACTCCAACATTAGAATAAGGTACTCTTAAATACCATTCAAGCATACCATCATAAATAAAACTCGTGATTGTTTTTTTTCCCATTATATATATAGTATCCCTTTCATTTAAATTATTATGAGAGAAATAAAGTAATTGAAATATATATATAATGAAGCAATGTAAAAAATGTAAATTAATAACTGACTTTTATTATGGAGACTTATGTTATTATTGTTTAGTATAAGCATCTTGTCTCTTCTCAAAATTCAACCGAGAGAGACCTTTCCTTTTGACAGCCTTGTTTTTTTTCCTTTGTTTCTCTCGCCATCCTTCAAATACATCTCTTGATTTGACAGATGGCTTTTCTTTTTTTTTCATTTCTTTTTCAACCTTTTTATTAAGTTGGACTAAATTCTGACCCTTTTCAAAATCAGTATTATCATAATTACACATTGAGCATTCCATATATAAGTATTCCAATATTTAATTTCTCTCATAATAATTTAAATTAATTTATTAAAAAAATATTATATATACTAATAATAAATGAGTTTAGTTACTTTATCAAGCAAACGCAATAATGCTGTTCAGAGAGACACAGACCCAGCCATTATTAAAAATCATTTTAAAGATGGTTTGGTATTACGTGAAGGGACAGAGGTTGGTCTTGTTTCTCTCACCATAAATAAATTAAATCTGTTTGAAGTGATTGCTGGAGAAAATGATACATTCGTATGGCGAATAGGCAACCGAAATAATTATGAACAACATACAGTCACTGTTGCCGAAGGCAATTACAATGGTGATGATTTGGCTACTGAAATTCAGAGTAAAGTAAATGCCTCTACACTTTTAGGTAATTATAGAGGTGAATGGACGTGTACTTATGACCAGACCGCACAAGGTGGTGAAGGAGCATTCACTCTTAATTATGGTCAGAAAGAAACACCAGTAGCACCGAATGAGCAAACTTATGAGGTCTATGAAGGAGGAACGCCAGTATTTCAAAACAATGGTTCGGCATCTGTAGGGTTGAATGGAGCGTCAGGCGGACAGGTTGATGATTTTGCCACACAAGATAATCCTCTTATTGTAACAGGTAATAAAGGTATATTTCCAAATGATGGTGAATTCCAATGTATTATCAGACCACAAGAAGGTTATACGCAAACAGACCAAACAACACAATTAATATCAACAACAATAACAGAAACATCATATACTGGTGGTTTGCCTACAACACGTGATGGCAATTTTGCTGCCACGTCAGGTATTCCACAAACCAATGGGTGGGATTTGGAATTTACATATATAAATGGTGACCCTTCTCTCTATTGGCATTATTTGGGAGATGGTGAATGGGGAGCAAGTCTTGATGGCACTGTAACAGCATCACGAGCCAATTCCTTATACTTTTATTTTTACAATCCAACACGAGGAGTATATGCTGATGCTGCTAATGGCGGACGACATTCTGAAGTGGCAACCACTGGTGAATTCTATATTTTTTCAGGAGGCACACCAATAACAGTGCCACAGGGGAATGTAGGTTATGGTAATTCAATAAGTGGATATGTAAGAAATTATTTATACAATGGGAGAGATGATTACCCTTCAAATCCTAA